GGAAGTGGTGACAATAAAGAAGTACCAAATGCAATCTTTATTTTATCTGCTCCATTCAAAAAATATGCAATAGGCTAATTTATGAAAGCATCAGATCTTAATGAACGAATAGACATATATAAAGAAATTAAAACACGTACTTTATCAGGAGCAGATGATATAGATTATGAATTCAAATATTCTTGTCGTGCTCGTATAAACTATTCAAGTGGAAATCGTATAATTGACAATGATGAGATATTCTATACTGTAGACAGAGACTTTATTGTACGTAGCTATGTCCCAGTTATAGATACTGATGAGATAAGATGGGACAACAAGAGATGGCAAATAAGAAGCATAGACAAAAGTAAAGAGTATAACAATATAGTGATACACACTACTAAAATAAATGAGTAGCTCACTACTCATTAATATATATATAAATGAGTAAAAAAACATGGCAACATATAAGTTAGATATAAATGACACACAAGTGATTGAGAGAGAATTGAATGTTTCTTTTGATAAGATGGCTGTCATTCTTCCTGATATAGAGAAGACTATACTTAATGTTGGTGCTAATATATTAAAACGAAAAGTTCAAGAATCTTTCATTGCTAAAATGCCAAGTGCTAGTCGTCCTGTTCGACAACAATCTATTGGCTCTTACAAGATTACTACTAATGAGCCACTTGTAGATGCTGTGAGACAATCATCACCTGATATGTCAAGAAGAACAACTAAAGTTCATATACTTGGTGAAAACAAATCTGGCTCATCACAATTCATTGCACGTTTCTATGAGAATGGCACAAAAGATAGATATCAGACTAAGATAAAAGGCAAGACTTTAAAAAAGAAACGTTGGATAGGAAAACTGACAGGTTATCATTTCTTCTTACCAACTATTCAATCAGAACTAACTACCGCAACTGAAGTGATGGGACAAGTATATACAAAAAAATTAGATGAAGAGTTGAATAATGGATAAATCAATGTTGACAGGAATCTATTTGCTTGATGTATTGAATGACCAAGAAGAGTTAATAGAAGTGCTTGGTGAGAACAAGATATTCCCATTAGTTGCAAGAGAAGACACTACTTACCCATTTGTCACTTATAGTCGTGACAATATCCAAATCACATATACAAAGATGTTCAACCATGACAACTTAGTGACTATCACATATAGAGTGTATTCAGATAACTATGATGAGTCTGTGACTATAGCTAACTTGATTAGGAATATCCTTGAGAGAAAGCAAATAGAGATTCCAAATGAGATAAAGATAAATGATATTCGTATAGTAAATATGTACGAACAATATAGTGAGAATGGATTTTGTGAGACAATCACATTCCAAACTTATGTAGAATAGAAATTTTTCCTTTTATGGAATGAAATGACATATATACATAAAATATATAATTCACCTATTTGTGAATGAAATAAACAAATATATCTAGATATAAAAATATGGCTGCATATAATTTAACTAATGCCAATGTAATCAAAGGTAGTCACTTGATGGTTTTAGTAGATAATGAACCTCTAGCATTTGCAACAAGCCACTCATTATCAAAAACTTTAAATATTAATGAGGTTAGTACTAAAGACCATGGTGATGCCCCAGGAATTATCCCACAAAGTAAGACTTATGAGTTGACCACTGAGAACTTATATTCACTTGCTGGTTATCAAAAGCTCAATACTGCATTTGAGAACATGACAATAGTGGATATCTACTTTGGTGAGACTACTTATTCCCAAACCAGCCCTCAAGCAAGTATTGTTGATGTAACGAGCGCAGAAAACTGGTCTAAGTCTGGTTTTGGTGAGAAGGGTAAAGGATATATCACTTCACTTCAAGTCACCGCTGGCGCTGGTGATAATGCTACGTATTCAGCAACATTCAGAATTAGTGGCACCTTTGAAGTAGATGGAGCAACTGGAACTAGTGGACAAACAGGCACTGGTAATTGATGAAATTTTGAAACAAACTTCTTCTTTCATAATTCTTTAATAAGATGGTTGGGTTGGATGGATTTATTCTGCTCAACCATTTTTATTTTATAATCAAGTTATTCTATTTTATTATAGAATGTAAACAAATATATTACATACAAAAAGGATGAACTATAAACGCCCAATTATTACACAAGGGAATGACTTCACCATTAAGATTTCTCTACAACAATTCTTAGAAGGTGAATATGTTGATTTCGATATTACAAAATGCAAATCCGTTGAAGTATATCTAGTATGTAGCGCACATAATACAAAAATCCAATTGGATTGGGAGATAGTAGATGGGTATAATTATATACTCTCTTGTTTTGTAGATGCTCGTTTGCTACATAGTGGTACTTCTTATGGAATTTGTGTAGAAGGAAAAGATGCAAACGAGAAACAATTTCGTTGGTATATGTTACCGAAAGAAGGAATTCTAGTTGTTACAAACACAAGTGGCCAGAATATTCCACAAGATGTTGAGACTATTGATCTTGTAGGAAGAGTTGGTTTTGGTATACAAACAGATGCTGATTTGACAAATTATTACACTAAGACAGAAGTCAATAATTTAATTGATGAAAGCACAGATAACAGTCCATACGTATTAGAATGTTGGCAGGAAATAGATGAGGACTTACGTACCACATTAACAGATTATATTCTTAATAGTAGAGATATTATCTTGCATGAAAGTGATGGAGGTGAATTAAGTCTATTTGAATACACATTAGACAGATACAACAAAGTCAGTAGCATGGTTTGGCATAACAATTTCGGAGAAGACGGTTCAGCTGAAATAACACAATATTACTGGCGTAGTTCAAAGACATATGATGAATCTAATGGATGGAGCGTTTCAGATATTGATTTTATGACCAGTGAAGACAAAGACAAGATAGAATGGAATGCCGTTGCAATTAACACAGGCACAGATGAAGATCCAGTCTATACATATAAAGTAGTTGGAAATAAAACATGGAAGGATGTAATTGATATTGTTGACGGTGGCAAGACTATTCAGCTAGCAATACACCCTGAAAGCCAAACATCTAAACAAGCCGGCTATCCAGGCGTTCCTGATTATTCAGTTACATTATTTATCGCATTATCATCTAAGTATTGGATTACATATTACTTCTATTGTGTAGGATATAACTATTTTGAATGGGAAGATTTCAAGAGAAATGAAGTACAAATCATTACATTAAGAATAGACCCAGATAAGACAGAATATCCAGATGATGAATCTAAGTGGGGTATTAAGTTAACTGAACAACATACTGACGTCATTAAAATGGCTAAAGATGTCGAGGAAACCACAGAGCAAGTAGACAATATTGAATTAGAACCAAATCAAAATGAATTAGTCCTTAAAACAACATTAGATTCAACACCAAAAGTATTTTCGCGTGTTGGAATGAAGACCATCAACAATCAAACTTTATTTGGTGAAGGCAATATTGATATACAAGGTGGTAGTGGTTCGTCACCAATTATCTTGACTTATGGTGTTACTAACAATATTCCGGAAGATTTATTAGAACAAGCCCAAAATGGACGAACAATCATTTGTCAATCTATAGCATCGTACTCAACTTGGAATCTTGAAGGATATCTGATGGGTCAAACAATTAAGTTTGAGAAATATTATACAGTGTTAAATACCTCAAGATTAATGGAAGTAACTTTAATAAAAAATAGCAATAATCAATGGGAATGGAGAAATAATTTTTCTGAGTATTACAATAAATCACAGACTGATAATCTAATCAATACATTAGAAAACAACACAAATGATTTAGTTGATGGAGTAAAATCTAATGTACATACTTTAGCTGAGTCAACAATCAAGCAATTCAATGAAATCAACAAATCAGTTGACGAAGTAGTCAATGAGATTCCTAATAAAGTTAATGAGAAGATAGATGAGTTGAACAACGACTTGTCATCAAAAGATAAAGTGACAGCTGAAGCACTCAACCATATCAACCAAAGAGTTGAAGCATTAGAAGAAGATGGTGGTTCTATGCCTACTAATTATGTTGAGTCATTCAATGGACAAACTGGTGCTGTTACTTATACTGCTCCAGTTACTAGTGTAAACGGTCAAACAGGTGCAGTTACTTTATCTATACCAACTAACACTTCTGATTTGAATAATGATAGTGGATTCTTGACTTCTGCTCCAGTTACTAGTGTGAATGGTATGACAGGAGATGTTACTATACAAACTGGTGGAACTCAAGAACAATCCGATTGGACACAGACTGATACAACTGCTGTAGATTATATCAAAAACAAACCAAATGGATATAGATTCTTTATTTTTATATATGCTGATGATAGTCAACCAACTACAACGAATGTGATACATGTACGTGTTGGAAATTTTGGTGTAGTAGATATAAATAATAATGTAGTATGGGATTTCTATACAAACTATAATAGAACATATTCTGGTATTACTGGTTCAAATCTTAATATAATCTATTATTTCGATTATATTTATCAAACATATGGGATATATCCACATATTCGTGTAGCTAATGCTACTTCAACTTGGAATTTAACTAGATCTTTTTCTTCTGTTAAATATTTTTATGGGAATATCTCCACCACATCTGGAAATAATATATCTATATTGGTGGCAAAAACAGATAATAATGCTGATGCTCAGATATTTCCAAATATTATTCAAACAATACTATTTAAGCCTGAATATAAAAATGTAACATCAGTAAATGGTCAAACAGGTGCCGTGAATATCTCTATACCTGATACAACTGGAATGGTTACAAGTTCACAAACAGGGTTACGAATAGAAGTAGTAAGTGCACTGCCACAAAATCCTTCACAGAATACCATTTATATTATCCAGTGATGATATATTTCAAATATAATTCAATAGAAAAAAATCTACAAAACAAAATATGAAACAATATCTTAAACAAGTAGGCACTAAAGAGGACTACACTTTATATACACATTCTAAAGAAGCAACTAATACACATGTGATATATGTGAATCAAACAGATGAGTTGATATATGGTCATCCAGAGAATGTAGATGAATATTACTACAAACCATTCACAATGTCTTTGACTTACACAACTGATGATTCAAATCAACTTTATTCACCTTATACTTATTTCTTCAATTCTCTTACATTAGATGGTGAACCTTTCTATGTGAAACTATCTATTGATGGTGGCAAAAGCTGGTACACTTCAACTGAGAATCAAAAGCAATGGGATGACTTAGCTATACAAGTTGGTGATGAAGTGCAAATCATCTCTAATGGTATTATCATTGAGTTTAATATCTGGAAGAAAGGTAGTTGGGGTGATCATGCTCAAGATGGTCAACTTACATTCAGTGGTAATATCTGGTCATTGAGTGGTGGTGAGAATATGGATATACCAGCTGAGTTCCCAGAAGATGTGATGAAACAACTTGATACTGATGAGAGAGGTCTTCTATGTTTCAATGGTGGAGATAACACTTCAATTTATGATTGCTCTAACTTATGGTGTCCAGCCCACCCAAATACACGCTGCTATTCACCTAAGATGTTTAGATATGCAAATAATTTACATGTAGCACCACACATGATATTCAGATGTGTTGAACCTGTTGATGGAGCATGGAATTTTGGTACTTGGAAATCAGAGTTTTTACGTGGTGATCTTACATTCAACTTAGACATGAGCAATATCAAAGTTGATGTACCTTCTAATATGATTATCTATGGTGATAAGTTAGCACAATTCTCTTCTCCAGGTATATCAGCTATGCCACAATTACCTAAACATATAACTGTATGTGGCAATATGAAGACTTATGAGATGTTTAGAGGATTAGACTATATAGGTGCACAACTCCCATCAACAATCTATGTGCATGCTCTTAGTAATGACAAGACTAACTTTGAAATGGGAGCTCAATGGGTACTTGCTGGAAATGACTGGAATATTGCTCAACATGATTTTTCTTGGATTCATTTGTATAACCTTGGATCTTCTGATAATCTATACACTAATAACTCTGACTTAGTGAAGACAGCGAAGATGTATACCCATGACGATGTCGACTTAGGACCATCAACTAATATCACTGATCTGTATTTATATGGTTATAGGATTCCAAATATCACAACTAGTTCAGACATGAGTAACATTACAATCCATTATCCAAAATGGTGTAACAATGTAGACGAAGCAAGAGATTGGTTCCCTAACGCAACGTTTGTTGAAGAAAATGATGATCCTCAATTCTTACACGTGTTAATGAGAAACGAATTGGTTAATAGCTATGAAAGTACTGACTATAATGGTGAGACTATGTGGTACGACTCATATAACACAAAATTTGATTATCAGTATCTCCAAGCTGCGATATTTAACCACGATGATGAGTTTAAAAACAACAACAGCAAAATCTGTAGTGAATTGGAAACTTACGCAACATGGGTTATTTATAAGAACCAACTATATCAATTAACACATGATAATAACAATGATTGGCATTTCCAAACTAGTGATAAAACATACAAAATTAAAATCTCATATGACGGATCAAATCTCCTTATAGATCTTCCAAATGATATGAGGCACATAGAGTTCCGTTTGGTCTTATCATACAATGCAGATGAGATATTGAATGTGAAATATATCAATTTTTAAAGAATGAACGGATTCGATTTAAGTACAATATCTGATTGCTATATAGGTGGTAATCAAGTTTCTCAAATATGGTTAGGTCAGACAAAAATCTGGCCTAACCAACCTGTTAACCCATATGAGAGTCAATATTTCACTATTGAAGCAATATCAAGTGGATATGTAACTATTAAAAGTGCGGCAGCTCTCCCTGGACCATTTGATTTATATGTTAGTAAAGACAATGGAACGACATGGACCACAAGAAATATATCAGTAGCAAATGCAAAATATGATTTAGCTTATTTAAATAGTGGTGAAACTTTGTTGGTTAAAGCAAATCTAACTAGTTGGGGTCAATCTTATAGTTGGTATTTCTGTCCAATGAAATTTTGTGATAGTGATAATGTTAGTCCTTGTGTTTATAATATTTCTGGTAATATAATGTCATTATTATATCAAGATAATTTTCAAAATCAGACTACCTTACCTGGAAATTCTACATTTGAGGAAATGTTCCTTGATTTTTTACATATAACTAGTGCTGAGAATCTGATTTTACCAGCAACAACATTAACATTCATGTGCTACAGTAGCATGTTTTCTGGGTGCACAAATTTAGTTAAAGGACCAAACCTTCCAGCTACTACACTTGCACAGTCCTGCTATTCATATATGTTCCAAAATTGTACTAGCTTGACTACTGCCCCAAATCTTCCAGCAACATCACTTGCACAGTCCTGCTATTCTAATATGTTTGCTGGTTGTACTAGCTTGACTACTGCCCCAAATCTTCCAGCAACATCACTTGCACAGTCCTGTTATTCTAATATGTTCTATGGTTGTACTAGCTTGACTACTGCTCCAGATCTACCAGCAACAACACTAGCAGAATCTTGCTATAATACCATGTTCATGAATTGTAGTAGTTTAACAACACCACCAGATCTGCCAGCAACAACCTTAGCTGAGTACTGCTATTATTATATGTTCTATGGAACAGGCTTAACTAAGACACCATTACTAAATGCTACACATTTAGAGAATCACTGCTATCAATCAATGTTTGCATTCTGTAGTAATCTTAATTGGGTATTCTGTTTAGTTACATCTAATAATAGCTCAACCGATGCCACAACAAATTGGTTACAAGGAACTTCTTCAACTGGTAAATTCTATAGAAGCAATAGTACATATACATGGACACGTGGACAATCTGGTATTCCTGAAGGTTGGGAAATATATTACTATTAAACTAAAACTATAAACTTTACTATTTTTAAATATAAAAATTTGCTATTTTAAAAAAAAATTACACTTAACTTGAATTATGGAAGTTACAATTAAAGGACACACATTACCTTTGCATTATAGTCTAAGGATCTACATGATATACGAAAATATTGAAGGCACTTCACTTGAGTCACTTAATGCTACTTCAATCACTTCAACAGTATCACTCATATATTCTACTTTAGTATCAACCTTGAAATATAATAAGATTGAAGAAAAGTTGAATCTAGATGATGTGATAGAGTTTTTAGACAATAATGGTGGAATTAAGTTTGTAAATGAGTTCTCTTCTTGGTTTACTAGTGAGGTCAACAAAGACTTAGCATTAGCACCTAAACCGGAAGAACCTAAATCAGATACAAAGGAATCTAATAAAAAAAAATCAAGAAAATAATGCACCAATTCTTCAGACAAGTAGTGATAGAGAATAAAGTCATTGATTATCACTATTTTATGGACGAATTACAACAACATGAACTACTTGATATATTAGAAGTTCTCCCATGGGCTGCTAAAAATTCATATGAACAGATGAGATATTTAGTTTGGGGACAACTAAAACCATACCTAAAAGACAAGAACATTACCCCAGACAAATTGATTCCATTATACACAGATGATGATCCTAATATTGAGAAACCAAAACCATTAGAAGAAGATGAAGTAAAAGCTCTGAGAGAACAAGTAATGAGACAATGGACTGGAAAATCATAATATCCAGCCCATTTTTTTGTTTGAATTTATTTCTTTACTAATATCTATATTTAAATATAAATATCTTAATCCTAAATTTATTTTAAAGAAAAAATGGCTAGTAAATTTACATATGAGATTGGTCTAGACACTAAAGGATATGTTGATGGTGTGAAGCAAGGCAAGGAAGCTAATGCTGACTTCAGTACATCAATAAAGAAAGTGAAAGACAATCTTCCTAACTTAAAGAAAGAGCTTAATGCGTCAAGAAAAGAAGCAATGGGTCTTGCTCTTGCTTATTCTAAATTATCAGAATCAGAGAAACAAAGTGGTTTTGGTAAGGCATTAGCCCGTGAATTAGAAGAAGCAAAGAAACGAACAGCTGAGTTACTTGATATGACTGGTGACTTGCAAACCGAGTTCAAGAACTTAGCTAGTGATACGGCAACTTGGGATGCAATGAAAGAAGGTATTGGGGTAGCTAAAGATATTGCAACTGGATATATTGGGACTATAGCGACTTTATCTGGTAAAGAGAAAGAGTTACAACCATTGATTGCTAAGATAGCTGCTGTCCAAGGCATAGCTAATTCTGCAATTAGTGTAGGGAACGCTCTACAAAAACAATCATCTATCATGTTGGGTATTCGTCGTATACAAGAAGCTGCATTAGCTAAAGCCATAGCATTAGAGACAACAGCAACTAATGGAGCAACAGTAGCACAACGAGCATTCAATGCCGTAGCTAAAGCTAATCCTTATGTTCTTTTAGCATCAGCAGCTGCAGCCGCTGTCTTAGGTATTATAGCATATACAAACGCAACATATAAATCAGCTGATGCAACAAAGCAAGTTGAATTAGAAACAACTCAATTCCAGAAAGACCTTGAATCAATCAATCAGACTTATCGTTCAAAGATAGCATCAACCTATGCAGAATTATTGACACGTTATACTGCATTGCAAAATGGCTATAAAAAACTAAGAACAGAACATGAAAAGACTGAATGGATTAAGAAATACGGTAATGCATTAGATGAAGTAGGAATAAAAGTAAAATCAATTGCAGATGCTGAACGTATATATGTAAATGATACAGCTAATGTAAAGAAAGCTTTCCTTGAACGTGCACAAGCCGCTGCAACCTATGCTAGATTACAAGAGTTACTACAAAAGAAACAAGAGGCACAATTTAAAGCACAAGCTGAAGCAGGTAAAAACAATTTTAGAGAAGGTGATGAAGTTCGGGGCTCAGATATTGAAAGATATGGACTTCAACAAGGGATTGACTATACAAAGGATATCAATAAGATAGG